CACCGCCTACGTGGTCATCGAATACACAAAACAGTAATGCTCCTACGGCTGCCAGGTGTAAATATGATAGTCAACCCTTAAAATTAGCATCTGTCTGGATTCTGGCCAGAAGGCTATTAAAAAACAAAAGCGAGGTAAATTATATGTGCGAAAATAAAAAGAGTTGTATTACAATTAACTGTGGGTGTTGTAGTAATAGTAATAGCAATGGTAATGGTAATAGCAATGGTAATGGCAATGGCAATGATAGCACACCAGTTGGAACCGTAATTTCGTATATGGGAACAAGTGCTCCCGAGCATTACTTCATATGCGACGGAACTATTTATAATATTGCTGATTACAAGGATTTTTCACAATTCATTAGAGATCAATTTGGTTCTTATAATTTTTTTGGAGGTGACGGAAGTACAACCTTTGCCGTACCTGATTTAAGAAACGAATTTTTAAGAGGTTATCATGGAGATAAAACAGAAAAACTGTCAGGTGATATAGGTATACATCAGAAAGCAACAAATCATTTAGGCCTAATGGCATACGGAGGCTCCACCCGACTACTTCAAAGTAGGTCAGTTGATTCGAATACTACAGAAACACAGACCGAAGTAGATAGTTATCGTTTGGGAGTCAACTGGAGAAATTATGGTCAAAGTGCTATAGGAAATGATATTGGAGGTGTAGGTACATATACGTCTCGCCCAACCAATACAGCAGTTCTTTATTGTATTAAATACGAATAAAGCATTACTGATAGAGTACCAAGCAAGAGATTACAGTAATGGCTTAACTTTGACGGCTGCCAGGTGTAACAGCTTGGCAGCTGATTTTATACTCATTCTCCTTTTTGAAAACGCCTGTTGAAATTTTTGTTCGATAGGTGTTTTCTTTTTGTGGTTTTTGTAGTATGATAAATTGATGATGCCTTTGTAATTAGATGTTGTTATATTATATAGTCATCGTCTTTATATGTATGGGGGAACATAAGATGGCAAATAAATTTTCTAAATTAGATATAGATAAGTCAAAAATTTCTGATTGGATAAAACATTGGTGTGAATTAAATCTTGACGGTGATTCATCCATTAGATATTCTGATATTGGCCAAAGAATCCAATATGCTATAATTAATAATGATAAGACAATAAAGATTGATTTTATTAAATGTAGTGGTGATCTCTTAACAATCTCACCTAAGGTAGGCACAAATATTGAAATATCTACTCAGATAGCTGAACATATATATGAAAGATCATGTAGCGTTATGAAAGAATCTCCATTTGCAAAAGGATTTTCTTTAATCTTACCGAGAGATGATTTTGAAACTGTAATTGAGCTATTAAAAACTATGGAAGGCGTAACTCAAAGTACTTATAGTGAGAGTCTTGAGGTAGGCAAAGCTCAGTATCTTCTATACAGATTTAAAAGTAATAAAAGAGATGAAATAACCATTAAGTACTATCTAGGAACAAGTAGGATGCAGTTGCAGGGTAAACCTTTGTTTTTGTTTAATGAAGTTGTGTCGATGGTTTCCGAAAATGGTGCAAGACTTGAAGATGTTGTTGATGCGCAATTAAGGTATTGTAGCATTGAAGTTAGTCAGCAAAACATAGACGAAGAAATGTTGAGTGTTCTTGGTAGAGGCGTGTATGAATTTTTATCTAATTCTCAGAAATCAATATTAGCGACCTCCTTTATTTTATCTAAAGTGGATATTGAAATGCCTGATTTTTCTTGCATAATTCAACAAGCTTTAAGAGCTTTTGAGGGATTCGCAAAGAAAATTTTTTTACACAAGGGCTTAAGATGTGAAGAACGAAGACAATTAGGAACATTTTTTGAATTTCCAGATAAAATACATCCTAGAATGAAGAGTGAATATAGCTGTACACTTATTGAGCAGGATGTCGATTATCTTACCGGATTATATGATTTTATCAATCGCAATAGAAATCCGTACATGCATGCATCAGATCGCGATTTTGATACAGTTTTGATTCCAAATAGAATTATTGCTGATCAAAAGCTAAAAGATATCATAAATGCAATGAAAAAATGGTATACATATATATGTGAATGTTAATACTATATTAAGAGAGGGGGAAAATTATGGCACTTTTTAATATTTTATATAAGAAAAATGGAAATTATGGAGCTATAGTATATTCCACTTCCTATGTTAGCCCACTCTCAGAACTTAATTTGATTGAAGAGGAGCTTAAGTTTAATGATGTAGTTCCAGGATTTGTCTTATTTGATTTATTGTTATCAAATGGGCAAAGTTTTAATAGGTTCATTGAAGGCTACTTTAATGGGAAAAAAATTGAAGAATCAAGTCTAAATATCGCAAGTATACCAAAGGAGAGCTTTGTAAAGGACATAAATAGATTTTATCAGGAAAACACAAAGTTTTTAAATGACGGTATTTTATCGACAAGGGAAAAATTTTTAATTGCGAAAAGAAATTAAGAGGCACCTATCTGGTGTCTCTTTTCTTTTTGATAAACGCTTGTCGAACTTTGTCGCACGATGGGCGTTCCTTTTTATATTTTACAGTGGTATGATGAAATAAAACACTAAGGAGGAAGATTTAATGGGAAAAACTGACAAAGAACTAATGACGGATATTGTATGCAGCTATATTAATGCATGGGGGACTCAAAATAATTGTGTCCCGGTTAAACAAGGTGATTTACCTAGTCTTATTAAGAGCGTGTACGATACGATAGCAGGATTAGAGAAGGAACAGTAATTTTTACAGAGGCGGCCAACCCCATCTCTTTTTTTTGATAACAATAAATTACTGAGAAAGCACCTGCCGAAATTTGGACGAAGAGTTTTTTATTCCTACCTTATTAAATATAAATACGTATTATACGTAATAAACCTTGATAATACGTGCAATACGTGTTATGCTTATAATATAAGGTGGACAGAGATGAGGTTTAGAGAAGTTGAAAAGTTGATTCTACAAGATGGTTGGTATCAAGTAAATCAGGTAGGCTCTCATCACCAATACAAACACCCATTAAAAACTGGTAAAGTTACGATACCGGAGCATAAAGGGAAAGATATAAACCCATCAGTTGTGAAGTCAATACTTAAGCAGGCAGGGCTATAAAAGCCCTGATTCCTGCGAATAAAAAACGGATAATCTAAAAAGGAGGAAAATATGAAATTAGCATATCCAGCAGTATTTACACCATACGAAGATAATAGCGGTTATGTTGTTGAGTTTCCGGACTTACCGGGTTGCGTAACCGGCGGTGATGATATGGCAGAAGCCATCTTCATGGCAGAAGATGCTGCCAGTGGTTGGCTATTAACGGAACTAGAAGAAGGCCATAAAATCCCGGAAGCTTCAAATTTCGTAAAAATAAAAACGGAAGGTGAACAGTTTGTGAATCTAATTGCATTAGATATGGATTCCTATGCAGCTAAGTACGGAAGTAAGGCGGTAAAGAAAACCCTTACGATCCCCGCTTGGCTTAATACCTATGCAGAAGATAATAATATAAGCTGTTCAGCTGTTTTACAGGAAGCACTAAGTAAAATGGCACAGTCCTCAATTCAGTAGTAAATAGACCTCATTTCGGGCACTCAGTTATCTGGGTGCCTTTTGCATTAATAAAAATGATTGAGAGGTGGTGAACCTGATGGCATTGACAGCCAAACAGAAAATATTTGCAGATGAATACCTGATTGATCTTAATGCCACCAGGGCTTACAAGGTGGCGTATCCCAGGGTCAAGAAGGATGAAACGGCTAGAGCAAACAGCAGCCGAATGCTAACAAATGCTAACGTTGCCGTTTATGTTGAAAAGCGCATGAAGGACCGGGAAAAGCGTACTGAGATCACTCAGGACATGGTTTTAAAGGAGTTGGCCAAGATTGGCTTTGCAAACGTCACTGATTATGTGACGATTGAAGGTCCCTATGTAAAAGTTAAACAAACGGAAGATATGCCCCCAGATAAGCTGGGAGCCATTGCCGGAATCAAAGAAGGGGCAAACGGGATAGAGATCAAACTGAACGATAAGGGCAAGGCCCTGGAACTGATCGGCAGGCACCTGGGCATGTTTAAGGATAAGCTGGAAGTATCCGGCGCCCTGGAGACTGAAATAAGTAAGCTTGACGATCTGGTCAAACAGATGCGTGGTGGTGATGGGTAATGAGTGATGAACGCCTACTTCTGTCAAAGAAGTACAAAGCCTTTCTAAAGTGTAATGCTCCAGTGGAGTTTTTAGAGGGGACAACGGCTGCGGGCAAGACTACGGTAGGCCTGTTTAAATTCATGCTTAAGGTGGCAGAGAGCCCCAAGAAGCTGCACATCATTGCAGCAAAGGATACAGGAACCGCAGAGAAGAATATCATCAATAAGGATCTGGGAATCATAGATGATTTCGGTGTTTTGGCTGAGTATAACGGCAATGGTACCAAAGATGATAAGATCCCACACATTCTCTTCCATACTTCCGGTGGCGATAAGATTATCTATGTAATGGGTTATGGAGATAAGAAGAAATGGCAAAAGGCTTTGGGCGGCCAGTACGGCTGCCTGTACATTGACGAGATCAATACAGCCGATATTGAGTTTGTACGGGAATCTGCTATGCGTTGTGATTACCTGATGGGGACGCTTAACCCCGATGATCCGAACCTGCCAGTCTACAAGGAGTATATTAACTGTTCCAGGCCACTTACTGAATGGAAGGACGAGACGCCGAAAGAAATACTGGAAGAACTGCGAGAGGAACCAAAGACCGGCTGGGTGCATTGGTTCTTTTCTTTTACCCATAATTTGGGTCTATCCAAGAAGAAGCTGGAAAACATTATCCGGAATACGCCGAAAGGCACGAAGATATGGAAAAACAAGATCGAGGGATTAAGAGGTAAAGCAACTGGCCTGATCTTCCCGAACTTTGACCGGAAAAAACACGTGGTCAGTAAAGCCTGGGTAAAACAGCAGATCGAATCCGGAAAGATTAAAGTCAAGAAGTTTTCGGCTGCCCTGGACACATCTTATTCCAGCAAAAGTCCGGACACCATTGCAATGATCTTCCAGGCAATTACCATGGACCAGAAGGTGATTATTCTTGATGAAAAGGTTTATAGCAATGCTGATCTAGCAGTCCCGCTGGCTCCATCGGATACTACTGTAAAGTTCGTGGACTTCCTGGAAAGGAACCGTAAGGAATGGGGACTTGCAAAAGATGTGTTTATAGACTGTGCTGATCAGGCAACGATTACGGAGCTTAAGAAATACAAGCGGCTTAAAGGCTGCCTGTATAACTTCCATGATTCTTACAAGAAGGTTAAAATTATAGACCGTATCAATTTCATGCTGGGCTGGATCACACAGGGTTGCTATCTGATCGTGGATACCTGCACAGAGCACATGGGAGAACTAGACCGGTATTCTTGGCAGGAAGATAAGGACGAACCGGAGGATCGTAACGATCATACAATCAACGCCAGCCAGTATGGGTGGATCCCGTACCGGAATTTGATAGGATTTGAGGAGGAAGAAAAGAAATGAGGTGGGTATCAGCATTGAGTGATAACATAAAACGGGGTATCCGTAGCTGGCTCCAGATCCAGCCGTCAAGCCCCTACAGCATCCAGATCCAGGAGACGATGGACTATGAACTGAATGCCATCCGCAACCGCATCTGGTACCGAGGAGACGGTAACGAACTGGAACAGCTTTACAGTAATGTAAATGAGTATGCCGATAAGCATAAGTTCTGGGCTTCCAGATGTACGCCAGGAATGGAAATGAGAAAGATCCATACAGGCCTACCAGGCATGATCGTCCGAATTCTCTCCGCAATCGTTCTTTCGGACATGAATGACTTCGGATTTACGAAGCCAGCCCAGGAGGTACTATGGAAAGAGATAGAAAAGGAAAACAAGTTTCGGAAGGCTCTGGAAAAGTCCTTGAAAGAAGTCTTGTACATAGGAGATGGGGCCTATAAGGTGACGATTGACACCAGCTTAAGCAAGTACCCAATGTTGGAATGGTACCCAGGGGAGAGGGTCGAAATTGTAGAAGAACATGGTCGTCTGAAAGAAGTAGTGTTCATGACACCTTATTTGGACCACAGAGAGCAGTATGTGCTATATGAGCATTATGGGCGCGGATATATCAGAAATGAGTTGTACCGGGGAGAGAATCAGGTGGATATTAAAGCTATAGAGGCTACGAAAAATATATCTGATTGGGAGTTTGACCCGTCCGTTATGCTGGCCGTTCCACTGAAAATCTATGAGAGCACGAAGTGGGAAGGTCGTGGTGGCTCTATCTTTGATGGGAAGCTGGATAGTTTCGATGCCTTTGACGAGGCGTGGAGTCAATGGATGGACGCTCTCAGAGCAGGCAGAGCCAGGACCTACATACCGGAGTCTTATATACCAAGAGATCCCCGGACTGGTGAGCTGCTGAACCCGAACCCGTTTGACAACCGCTTCATTGCCGGTGATGATAATATGGGGGAGGACGGAAAGAACACGATCAACACGGAGCAGCCTAATATACCCCATGAGAGCTATCTTGCCAGCTATGTGACTGCGCTGGATCTCTGTCTGCAGGGAATCATATCACCCAGTACTCTTGGCATTGATGTGAAGAAGCTGGACAATGCGGAGGCCCAAAGAGAGAAGGAGAAGGCCACTCTCTACACCCGTAACGCTGTGGTGGAGGCTTTGCAGGAAGAACTGCCTGAAGTCATATCAGCATGTATCAACGCCTATCATATTCTGCTTAGGCAGCCAGTGGAGGAGGTAAAGGTGCAAATTCCTTTCGGGGAATATGCCAACCCGTCCTTTGAAAGCCAGGTGGAAACAATGTCAAAAGCCCGGCCGGGATCCCCAGTCATGAGTATTAAGGCCCAGGTGGAGGAAATGTGGGGAGACAGTAAAGACGACGAATGGAAAGCCGATGAGGTCAGCCGACTAAAACATGAGCTTGGGATCATGGAAACAGAGGAACCAAACGTAGCCGGTTATGATGGAATGGAGGGTGCAGCCAATGCGCCAGAAACAGGAATTACCGAGTGATAGTGCCTATAACCTTAGAAAAATCTTTGAGGAAATAGAGCTTGATCTTATCAAGAACCTTAAGCGCAACCTGACACGCCACGAGAAGGAAGAAGAGAGGGAAGGATTCCGGTGGGAAATGTGGCAGAAAGCGAAGCTTCGGAACCTTTTCAAATTTAGGAAGGAAAACCTGGATATCGTTAATAACCACAGCTCTGAGATCAAGGAAACCGTTGACAGTACACTGCAAGGAAGCTTTGATAAGGCAAAAAAGGCGTTGTATCGACTGATCAGTACCGCTGGCAAGTCATTAAGATTACCGGTTAAAAAAAAAGAAATAGATATACCAGCGAAGCAGGAAGAAAATTTTTTTGATATAAACGTGAATATAGTAAATGCTATGCAGGAAACTGCCGAAAGAACGTTCCGGCCAGAAGGGGAAGAAAAGACCTTAACCGGAAAAGATAACGATCAAAAGGTGGCTGATTTAAAGACGCAGGTTGCAGGGGATATGCAAAAGGCACAGGGAGCTGTTTGGAGATATATGGATGATATTTACAGGCAGACCATTTATAAGACAGGAATGTACATGGCTGCTGGCACTAAAACATTAAATCAGGCAATCGACATGGCTACAAAGGATTTCTTAAATGCCGGAATTAATTGTATTGAGTATAAAACCGGCAGGCGGGTAAATATCGCCAGTTATGCGGAAATGACTTTGCGTACCGCCTCCCAGCGGGCTACGTTTCTTGCTGATGGAAAGTTAAGAGATCAATGGGGGATCCACACCGTTGTTGTATCCGCTCACGCCAATACCTGCTCAAAGTGTGCACCATGGCAAGGAAAGGTACTGGTCGATGATGTTTTTAGCCACGGAACAGCAGAGGAAGCGAAAGAACTAGGAGTTCTCCTCTTGTCTGAAGCTATGAAAGCTGGACTGCTACACCCGAACTGCCGCCATACCCTAACAACGTATTTTCCGGGCATAACGACACTCCCTGCTGTACCAGACATAGAAAAGGCCAAAGAAAACTATACAGCAGAGCAGGAGCAATGCGCACTTGAAAGAAAAATCAGACATTGGAATCGGATAGCTGCTGGATCAGCGCAGAGAGATACAGTAAAACTTGCAAACGATAAATTATTAGAATTGCAAAAGGAAAGGGAAAAAGCACGTGGATTAACAGAGGAAAGTCAGGGGAAAGCTTTTGAAAAAGATCCTGATTATGGTATACTGAAAGCAGATAAAGTGGTTAGTGGTCATTCGGGAACGCCTAAAGAGGCGGATCCTGGATCTGTCATAGATCATATTGACAAGAGCGATAAAGTTGACGTCAGGACAATTTATGGAAATAAGGGATTAAAAGGCAAGGACATTCACACTACGAACCACAGAAACCCGAAGCAGCATCCGTATGGTAAGAATGGTGAGCACGCTCATGATTATGACTGGGATTCCGAAGGGAATTTGCGTAATAAGACCACACGTGAACTAACGGAATCAGAGAGAAAGGAGAATGGCGATATCTTATGAAAAAAGATGATGTAAAACGAATAATTGCTAATTGTTGCAATGATATTGTATTTTCTTACAACGGTATAGATTCTGGGGTGACGTCGGAGGTCATAAACTACATTCCCTCTTTTCAAGCATGGCATGGTGATAATATCAAAGTGTATGATAGCGTAGATGATGTCATGAATGATAAGTTTTACAGCGGGAAATCGCTTAATGATCTAGCAGAAAATATTGATATTGACGTTGTCTAATACCATCGATCTTTGAAAGGATCGGTGGTATTTTTATATTCAGAGTTGCCATATCGCAACAGAAAGGCGGTGATTCAATTATCTCCCTTTGAGGCGCTGGGTTATGCGTCTTATTTTTATGCCCGAAGGCCCTAAACTACGGTGAGACACACTGTTATCAACTGTTCGTGCATTCAGCACATGGAGACACCATTTAACTGTGAAAGGAGATTATAAAATGAGATTTGGAAGATTTATGCCTATGTTAGACGCTGATGGAGGACAAAACGGATCTGGTGGAGCTGCTATCGGCGCGGTCCAGGCACCTCCAGCCGGAACTACCCAGCAGACGTCACAGACCACTGCTCCTTCTATTGATTACGATAAGATCACTCAGCTGATAGCCGGCAAACAGGCAGCCACTGAGGACAGCGTTCTGAAAGGGTATCTCAAACAGCAGGGACAAAGCCAGGAAGAAATGAGCCGGGCCATAGCAGCATTCAAACAGCAGAAGGCAGCTTCCCAGCCGGATGTGAATGCAATGCAGACGCAGCTTGCACAGGCACAGGCTGCAGCCCAGAGAGCAATGCTTGAAAATGCAGCCACTATGGCAGCAATCGGCTTGGGATTAGATGCCAAAACAATCCCCTATGTACTTAAGATAGCTGATCTCAGTCAGGCCATGGGGCAGGATGGCAAGATCAATGACGAAACAATGAAAAATGCTTTAAACAAAGTGCTGGAAGACGTTCCCGCATTGAAACCACAGCCAATACAGGCCTCCGGTTTTGTCCAGGTGGGCGCTGCCGGATCCGGCCAGCAGCAGACAGCAACTAACGATGCCTTAAAGCAGGCATTCGGACTTTAATGAAAGAGAGGAATTAACACATGGCAGTATATGATTATGCAACAACCTTCACCCAGCTTCTTCAGCAGAAGTATGCAAAGGAACTTTGTTCCGATGCCCTTGCACAGAGCAACCAGCAGGTGAAGTTTTTAAACGCACAAATGATTAAATTACCCAGAATGACAGTATCTGGATACAAGGATCACACCAGGACCCCTGGCTTTAATTCTGGTACGCTTTCCAATGACTGGGAGCCTAAGAAACTGGAACATGATCGTGATATTGAGTTTTTCGTGGATCCCATGGACATTGATGAAACGAATCTTACTTTGTCCGTAGCCAATATCCAGAATACCTTTGAAACAGAGCAGGCGATTCCTGAAAAAGATTCTTACCGCTATTCTAAACTTCATGCAGAGCTTACCGCATATTCTGGCCGCATTGATAATACCGTAATTGACGCGGCTATATTCTTGGAGGCTTTTGACACAGAAATGGCGATCATGGATGAGGCCAGTGTTCCGGAGGAAGGACGTATGCTTTATGTAACGCCAACTATGGCTAAGATCGTAAAGGAGGCGGAGGGATTACAACGAGTAATGACTGTGACATCCCCTTCTACCATCAACCGGAAGGTGCATTCCCTTGATGACGTAACCATTAAGAAGGTTCCAGCTGCCAGAATGAAAACAAAGTATGACTTTACGGACGGCTGCGTGGCGGCCACCGATGCTAAGCAGATCAACTGGATTCTGATCCATCCCTCCTGTGTTGTGGCCCGAGATAAATACAGTTATATTAAGTTGTTTACGCCGGGTACTGATAGTAGAACCGCAGACGGATACCTATATCAGAATCGTAATTACGGAGATCTGTTCATACTTGAAAAGAAAGTGGAAGGCTGTGCCTTGAATGTGACAGCTTAACAGGGAGGGATTAATACATGAAAGCAACAAAAGGAAATAAAGAGTATGCAATTGACAAGAGCCAACAGGAATCTTATCAGGACAGAGGTTTTGACATCATAGACGGTGACGGAAATATCATTGCTTATGGAAGAGGTAAAATGGTGCCTTATGGGGATTACATGACTCTTAAAGAGGAATTGGAAGAACTGAAAACACATGGCGAGAATGCAGATGATCAGGAAGTCGTTGATATTTTGAAAGCATTTGCTCATGATAAG